TGAATCGTAACAGCAGTGTTAGCTGCTTTAGCAAACGCTGCACCACGAGTGGGGCTAGGAATATGAAGCGTATCACCTTTCTTACCACGCATCGTCATCTTGTTGACGAGGTTCGCCATAACAAGATTCTTTTTGTAAGATGCGATAATTTCATCGGACCAAATTTCTGGGATAAATTTATCCGCATTGGTCTTGTTAACAATGGAGCCACTTCCTCCAGGATATGCTGCTGATGCCATTTTAAATTCCTTAAAAGTTTAGGTTATCTAACCCTATTCTCGTTATAGGCTGCCATGATGTCATCTTGTAAAGCCATATAACGCTCAGGGTCTGTCATTTGTAGTCGAATAAGATCTGCTCGACGATAAATTTTCTTGCTCGCTTCACCAGTAGCACCATCGACTGCTACAGTAGCTGCTTTCAATGTTTGATTACGTTGATCCTGTAGCTGCTGTGCTGCTTGTTGAACAGTTTCCTGTTTAGCTTTCCTCAATGCTTTGAAGTTAGCTAACAACTCATTAGCTGAATCGAAATCAAATTGTTTGTCTGCTGCTGCGTATAGTCTCTGACGAATCGGTGACTCATTCACCCATGTTGCAAACTCAGGATCAGCGATCACTTGAGTGTAATCAGGGTGACTTTGAGCTAGCCTGTTCGCTGTCTGCATCCTAGCCATTTGCATAGCTGCTTGCTGTGCTTGTACAACAGCTGGATGCGCTTCTACTGCTTTGTTAACTGCCTTAACAGGATCGGCAAAAAAGTCAGTATCATCTTCGATAGCTTTAGCAGGTTGTTCCTGCGGTGAGATTTGCCTCTTAATAAGTTCATCGGCAAGTTTACGAACTTCACCAACTTCCTGTGCTTGACGACCGATTAGCTTTTCAGCCTCTTGGTGCATCCTAATAATGTCATCCATCGATTTACCCTTATACTTCTCAGGGATCGCTGGTTCCTCTGGAGGTGGTGCTGATTGAGATTTAACTTCTTCAGCTTGAAATTCATCACCTACGACTTCATCATCTTGAGATTCTACAAATTCAGCCATCTGCTCTCCTAGTCGGGATAACCCAATTGTTAGGAATTAAAAAAGGAATCTAAGCTACCCTTCATAAAAGGACTTAGACTGTGCTACTCTATTTGCCTGTTCGTGAACCCTAGCCCATTGATCATAAGCAGTTGGAAAAGCACCAGTGATGCCTTCCAATTTACTCCGAGGAGCTGCTAACTTTCTTGTGGCTAGTAAATCACAGTGTGGGCATTGCACACGGTCTGTTGAACGATCAACTAAGTGTTCGCTTAGATGACCGTTGTCACATTCAAAATCATTTAATATCCTCATAGGCTTTTTCCCAAACGTCTTTCATTGTTAGGAGCCAATCTAATGCTTTTAGTTGACCTTTACGTTCTTGTAGTTCTTCACCACTACTAATAGTGGTTATGTCCGCTACAGCCTGTCTGTACTCTTTAGCGTCTTCCATCAAGGATTTCCATCCTGGATGACTTATTAGGTCAAAACGCTCTTCGTAGTACTTTATTAACTGTGTAGTATCCATGTTGTTATTTTACCACACTTTTGTTACTATGTCAAGCATATTTTTATACTTTTGTCAAGATATTTCTATCCAGTTCACAGTATCTTCATCCCAAGCATACATCTTCCCGTCAGCAGGCATTGCTACAGGAGCCTCCCATTGAGCCTGAGCGTTTAACAACCAACTAGCAAAGGGCTTTGGAGGCACAAACGCATCAATATCTTGCCTATATGTGTAGCCAATGCCTGCGTAGTTCTTCCTGATGTTGCCGTTGTATGAGGTCTGCTTCCACGTTCCACCGAGAATCTTCTCTAGGTGTGCAGCACCGATGTGTTCTTTCTCAACGCCAAACGCATCAGCCGTGTCTTTGTTGTCTACTACGACAACACGCAGGACTACGTTGTTTGCATCCAATTCCGCAAAGTGACTCATCTAAGCCTCCAACCTTAAGCCTGTTAAATCCATTTCTTCCCCTACGACACCGACAGGGAAGGTATTAAACGATAGTGAGATTCTTGTGTCCTCGCCTTTGACTTCTGGAACCATGTGCGTGAGCGACGAAGGAAAGAGAATCAAGCGACCTGCGTAAGCCTCAAACCACCATGATTCACTGTTATACGGATTCCACTGGTCGGGAGGAAACTTGATCTGCTGCCAGCCATCTTTGTAGAAGTAAATCCTGTCATTAGGGTTGGTCTGGACGTAGAACACACCTGATATGTAACTATTAGGATGAGCGTGTTTGTGGTGGTACTGACCTTGCTCGCTGTAATTGCACCAGCTTTGCGTGACTCTCAGACTTACGTTGTGCTTAGGATTCACTGTGGACTTGAAGTATTCGCCTACAGCGTCCTCTATGAACGATCTTAGGTTCGTCAGCACAGGGCTACGAAGTACGAAGTTATCAGTGCTTGTGGTGTTTCCCTGATTCGGCCTTGTCTGTAGCTCACGGATGAAGAACAGCTCCTCATCGCTTAATGGGCGACCTAGTTCAGCAAAGCCAACAGGGATGGGGAATAGGTTATGCAACTGCACGCTCAAACTCCTCTTTGGCTATACCCATCTCTTTGAGTTGCTCGTCGGTGTAGATCGTAGGGATGCTGTCCTCAAACTCTCTGATCTTGTCGATAACCCAATACACTTCTTCGATACTTGGGCATGGTCTAGGATCATCCCACCTTGTAAAGACGTTGTTACTGATTTCCCATTTAGCACCTGGGCGAAGCAAGTGCATGGCTGTATCGATTCCAAGAAACTTGTAAACTTTTGTAGTCATGTTATTGATTGATTTTGATAATTACGATACCGGAGCCGCCTGCTGCACTGTTCGGGTATGGGGACGTACCGCCAGGGCCGCCAGCTCCACCTCCTGTATTGGCAGACCCAGCAGCTCCAGGAGAAGCGCCTGTAGCTCCAGCACCACCACCGCCAGCACCGCCAGATCCACCTGTGGCAGGAGATTGGTATGCGCCGCCGCCACCACCTCCAGCATAAGTAACAGATGAGCCTGTTATAGAAGAAGCTGTTCCGGCTCCTCCATTACCTCCAGCAGATGAAGTCCCCGCAGTACCAACTGCTCCCGCCCCACCACCGCCACCTGCCGCATAACCAGGAGCGCCTGTTCCACTTGCTCCGCCATTGTTACCTTGGGATGGACTAGTAGAAGGTGTATTACCTGAACCACCTGCTCCGGAATTTGTTCCAGTAACCCCATCCGTTACTCCACCACCACCTGACCCACCAGAACCTCCGGCGGCCGCAGGTCCACTAGCAGAAAGCCCAGCTCCGCCGCCACCTCCTGCGGATGTTATGGTTGAAAATATTGAATTAGAACCTTGCACACCAGCTACTGACGGAGAAGTTCCTCCTGCGCCGCCGCCGCCTACTGTAATGGTGTAATCAGTACCAGCAGTAACAGAAAATCCGGTTCCCGTTCTAAAACCACCTGCGCCACCTCCTCCACCACGTTGAAGTCCAGAGCCACCTCCACCACCAACCACAAGGTAGTCAACAGAGGTCACACCCGTAGGACATTTCCACTTAGTCGTGCCTTTGAATACGAAGACCGTTTGTGATGGTACGGTGTACTTTAGGATGACGATACCGGAGCCGCCTGCGCCGCCGTTTCCACCAGAACTCACAAAACCACCCCCGCCGCCCCCTCCACCTGTATTAGATGATCCATCTCCGGCAGCAGTATCGTTGATTGTTCCTGCCCCGCCTCCTCCAGTGCCGCCCGTTCCTGCCGTTCCACCACTTAATCCTGCGCCGCCTCCACCCGCATAATTCACGCTACTGCCAGCGATGGACGAAGCAGTACCAGCCCCTCCATTTCCTGCGGTCGTTCCTGTTCCAGAAACACCTGTTGCCGAAGAACCACCACCGCCGCCACCTCCATAATTAGGAGCAGTTGTAACACCAGACCCACCATTTGAACCTTGAGAGGGACTTACTGATGGTGTGTTTCCCGATCCTGCTGAACCGCCAGCAGTGCTTCCGCCACCTCCTCCACCTCCAGAACCACCGTTTGATCCTGCTAAACCAGTGCCACTATTATTGGGGCCACCGCCGCCACCTCCGGCTGATGTAATTGTTGAAAATACGGAATTAGATCCGGTGGTTCCGTTAACTGTTCTTGATGTTGAGCCTGAACCACCACCACCAACGGTAATTGTGTAATCAGTTCCAGCAGTGACACTTAAACCAGTGCCTGTACGAAAACCACCTGCACCGCCACCACCACCAAGTGCTTTCCCACCACCCCCACCACCAGCAACAACCAAATACTCAACCTCTGTAACACCAGTAGGGCAAGTCCACGTTGAGGTAGCCGTAAAGGTTTGGATGATGGTGTAGCCACCTGCTAGAGGCCAAATGCCTTGTTTCTGAGCAAGAAACTGCTCTACAAGTGACCAAACACCTTTGGCCGATGTTGTGGTCGGTACGTTTGCTTTTCCAATAATACCGCCATTACCAATCGGTGGCATTAGCTTATCTCCTCATACGAACAAATAATTTTTAAATCACTTGCTGTACCTGCTGTAGCACCGATGCTTTTATCTTCTTCTAAGTATATTGCTGTATTTTTATCTATAACAACTAAAGAAGCGTCTGCTGGTACTGAAACAGTAGAGCATATTTCTGTTGCTGTTCCACCAATAGCAGCGGCAGAGTATAGAGATACAGTTATTTCTGCATTACTAGTGCCATCTACGTTAGAAACTATTAGGGAATTAATTTTAAATACTTTACCGCTAGAAGCCGCATTGCTAACAACAGATGTAGCCGATGTTGTGGTTAAACTAACAACAGCAGTTTTACCTGTAATTGTACTGACATTAACTATGTTTGGCGCTGCCATGTTTACCCCTTAACCAAAAACAATAGCCATAGCTATGGCTTTACCTGTTGTGATGCCACCACCGCCTCCGGTAGCTGATAATGTACCTGCTGATAATGAAAGCCCAGATCCTACAGTAACATTTGAAAAACCACCTGATCCATCATTAGCAAGTAATTGTGCGTTTGTTCCTGTTGTAGCTGGTGCATAATCAGTTGATGCGGTTGCTGTTGTAAAACCAGATCCATTACCTTTTAGAATACCGCTAAGCGTTGTTGTAACCGCTAACGTACCTGATGTTGTTACTGGAGAACCAGAAACAGAAAATCCAGTAGGCATAGTTAAAGCTACTGATGTTACTGTTCCGCTTCCCCCACCGCCTGTTCCGTTAGCAGCTGATGTAATACGGCCTTGAGCATCAACAGTGATGTTTGCATTGGTATAGCTACCAGCAGTTACTGCTGTGTTAGCAAGACTTATTGTCCTATTAGCGGACAAATCACCACCACCACTTAAGCCTGTACCAGCAGTGATAGTCCTTGATGTACTTACAGCATCAGTAATACCATAACCACTTATACTTGTTGGTGTTGATGTAATCTTTGACCAAGCTAGCGAAGTAATCCATGCTGGGTTAGCATAGGAACCTGATGTTGACGCATAACCTGCTGAAGCATGATTACCCCAACCATAAGCAGTATCCCATTCTGTTTGCTTTGCTGTGGTAGGAATACTATAGCCAGACGCTAATGATACTGCTAACGTACCACTAGTCGTAATAGGAGACCCACTAACACTTAATCCTGTCGGTACAGTCATACCCACTGAAGTAACTGTACCATTCCCTGACAAGGCAGCAATACTACTTAGTGTTGTCTTTACAGTATTACCACTTTGTACAATAGGCACAACTTCAGTGCCAGCTAAAGCACTTGCATTCGATAGAGCTGAGATCTTTACGTCAGCCATGTCTACTCCATGATAATATAATCACCAGCTTCTGTGGTGAGGAAATCGCCATTCTCGGT